TGGGCGGGGGATCCACAGGAGCGGTAGAAGTCCACCATACGCTCTGCCTCTGCCAGGGTGGGGAACCACTGGGAGCGCCACTCGCAAGCGTTGTAGGGGGTCTGGTAACGGACTTCGATTCGCATGGGGTGGGTTGCGTTGTGAGTGTATTCTACAGGGTCAGTCGCGGATCCATGTGGCGGCAAGGGACAGTGCGTCAGCTGTCATATGGCGGATCGGTTGGAGGGGTTGCCAGAGGATCATCAAAGCAACCACAATCAGAACCCAGTTCTTTGTCATCAGAAATTGAAGTTCACCACACGATCTTCACAGAATCCGCGATCTTTGTGCTTGAAGTAATTAGTCCGAGTCCATCCTCCGCTCTGAGTAAACATGTTGCGAATGTAAAAGTTAAACCCCCGCTCATCATCATTCCATTCGGGCATTGCCTGATACTTTTTCAGAACTTCATTCAGTTCCTCAATCAGGCAGGCAAACAATTCACGCTTGCTTTTTTTGACTACATCATCAGCGAAGAAAACTGTCGTCTCATTGTACTTCTTACTGCTGAACACATAAACTACACCTTCCTTCGGCAATCCGCCATTGTAGGTAGGATATGCCTGTTTAGAAGACTTACACTCAATGTCGTAAGTTTTGCCGTTGTAGTGTACCCGAAAGTCAGGAGAGTTCTGAATTCCGTTAGGTTGTGCTTCATACTCCAGGTTATACTTTTTCAGAAGTTCTTCAACCTGGTTCTCATGATGCGAATTGTCTTGAGAATTGCTGGCATACTTGAGATCCAGGCACTCAATGAAGAATTGATTCAGTGTAGACATTTGTACTCCTCGGACTTGATTGCCCGTTGTAAGTGTGTGGGGTTCGTTTCCTCCCCCCGATGAACATAGTATGGCACCCCCTGCGGGTCAAATCAACAGGGTGTGTGCCACCTTCTCAACTGGCACACTGAAAGCGTCCGTGGTTGAAGTTAGCGTTAGAAAAGACCTCACGATTGACCAGTTTGAACATACCAAACTCATTGGTCAACACATAACCTTCGGCATCGATTCTGTTGCCGTAGAGGTATGCTGCGGGACCATCATTGCGGCACAGGTAGAGGCAGTCGTCTTTGATAGACTTCACCAGTGCCCACAAACGCAGCAGGTTAGCATCACAATCAAAGTCGTCGGGGTTGACTTCTTCACCAGCACGAATGCAGGCATTGATCTGTTGCTTAATCTTCTCTGCTTCCTTAACAGTTACAAAGGTGGCAGTGGTTGCCATCTGACGGGCAAACTGACAGACTTCCTCTACATCGGCAAAAGACGATTGACCATGAGCAATGTATGCATCAGGTTTCACAAACTTGATGTGATCCGTATCATCCCAGGTTGCACGGTCAGGATACGCTACGGCATCACGAAGATCGCTCTCAGCGTAATAGCAAGTGTGAGGGGCGATGATGATACTTTGCGTGACAATCTCAGGGAACTGATAAGTCAGCAGGTTGGATTTGTACTCAGAAAGTCCACCGAAACCGATGAAGTCTGCCTGATAGATGGTGCTCAAGCGAGGCAGATAATCAAAGCAAGCATGAAGGATCTCTGCAACATTGCCATCATAGAATTGATCAATCTCCTCATGACTGTGGGCAATACGAATCTTCTTTTTGTTGAATACTGCTTTAGTGCCAACGAAGAATGTATCAGTGGCAGGATCAGTTCCCCATACAATTGCGGGGGCACCGTCCATCTTCACCGACAGGGTGCCAGGGGTCACGAACCAATCCAGCACGGAGAGGTCCCCCGTCAGGATGGTATCTTCGGCGTGTTCGAGGTGGGTGTTCTTCATGTAGGTAGTATAGGGTGCCTGGGGGTCCTGTGGCGGTTTGGTGGACACCTCACGAAGTGGCACACAGGCAGCCGCTTCGCTCCCCATGTGGTCTTATAATAAGGGCACAAGCGAAGGAGGTGCGGGGTAGCACTGATGACGAAAACCATCGCCACCGAACCTGCCAAAAAATAATAATAAAAAAGTATAAAAAAAGGGAGGCAATCGCCCCCCGATTCTTTATGCGAACATGAAACCATCTTGGAAATCGTAGCAGTTAAACACAGGAGAAGATCCTGCCTGCCCGATGAACTTGTGAACGAACCAATTGAAGTTCTTTTGGAATACACATTCGCCTGCAATTCCGTGCTCACGAAGAATAGCATTCAGACGGGACTTGGTGGTGTTAGACTGATACCCACCGTCGAAGATCTGAACGAAGTCATCACCAATGGTAGCGATGTGGTTGCCGTACAGATACACTTTAGACTCGTTAGTTTCAGGGTCAAAGGTAACTTTGGTGTTGTCTTTCTGCCAGTCCTGGTTGTTAAGAATGGCAACGTTCATTTCGCGTTCGATCTTACGCATGAGTCTGTGAGGTGCGAACAAAGGTAGTATGGGACGGATCGGGGGGAAAGTCAAGAGGGAGTGGACACCCTCTCAACTGTCACAGGAAGGTGGAAGGATCCCCGTAGTCTCCGACGATGTTGCCGAAGCAGTCACGGATCTCAGCGTACCCGAACTCTTCAGAGAGGTCCAGGCAGATCAGCATGGCACGATCCAGGTCGGTCGTGGTCTCATTCTGCTCAGGGGCAGAGGGGCAGAGGATTTCGTAAGTCATGCAGTCATTATAGGCACAGGGTCGGACGGTTTGGGGGTCCTGGTGGACACTCTGCCAAGTGTCACATATTAAAAAGTGCGGTGATCTTGTCTGCGATAGAGTAGTAATCCTCTACAGGATCCTGTTCTTCATCTTCACAGAATTGAACATTGTTAGAAACAAGATTGAAGATCAAATCCCATTCAGATGCAGTAAAGAACTCTTTGACTGCGTGCTTACCAACAGCGTCATTCATGATAGATTCAGTAATCAATGTTTCCGTTCAGATACTCATTCACATCGAACTTTTCATCTTTGAGTTCAGGAATGTCCATGTCAAAGATCTCTCCAGGCATGTCCTGAATCTCACTCCAAAGTTCATCAAACATGGTTCAGTTCCGAACGACAGAAGTACAATACACGGGATGGGGGGTCAACACAAGGGGGTGTGTGCTACTTTCCCAACTGGCACAAGAGTTTCTTATACAAACTCTTCGATGTAGTAATCCAGAGGCACTTCAAGTTCGGCAGCATTCTTCTCCCATGCTGCCCATTCTTCGGGGGAAGCATCATTCAGGAAATCTTCTCTGGTATACTCAAAAGCAGGACCACACATGAACAAGAATTCCGATCGACAAGGTAAACATAACCCACCTGGTGGCATTAATCAAGGGGTCTTGTGACACTTCCGCAATTGGCACAGTAATATTGCCATTCTCAATAAGAGTACTACTATTGAGAATCAATAAGATCTTCTAATTGAGAATAAGATCCAATCTCCAAACTGGCACACTAGAAGAGATCAGTGTAGTCTTTGATGCTAACATGTACATCTTCATCACATTCTAGATCCAAAAGATCTCTCCAATTGAGATCTTCTAGGTCTAGATCATCATAACACATGAGATCTAGTGTAATGCGTACCATACGCTTCGTATGTGCGGCAGGCATGTGATTCTCGTGCGATGTTTACTAGATTGTATTATGCATAGTGACGATACGCAAGCGATTCATAATCTTGCCCATCTCGTGCGTAATCTTCATCTAGATCTAGATCTTGTGCATAATACTCGTCTAGATCGTATGTGTAATCTGTTGCATATGTGTAGTCGAGATCGTAGTCGTCGTACATAAGCTCGTCGAGATTTGTATGATGCTTTGTTATTATAGCAGATATCTCGTCTAAATGTCAAGTAGACTATAAGATCTAGACGAGATTCTCATAAGATTATATATGAGATCTCGTCGAGTTTTGTGTGGTTCTCGTAATATTTTATGGGTCTCGTCTAGATTTTTGCGGGCGGCGGACTTGACAAACTGCGCGTCTTATGATACGCTGGCAAAGGTTGCATCAGACACGGTGGTTTCTATAAGGATTATAAGAGGATTATAAGAGAATTATAAGAGAATTATAAGAGAATTAGAAGAGGATTATAAGAGAATTAGAAGACTTATTCTCAATTATATTCTCAATTGATTCTCAATAATTATCATCTTATTGAGAATCATATAATTCACAATAATATATTTAAAATACCTTTTTTT